CTCCTCTGTCCTGATATTCATCAAGCAAAACTTACGCGGGCCATAGGTCTCGGCATCCGATTCGAATTCTCCATCTTCACCCTGCGGCTGATTCCATAGCCATGCATAAATGATCAGTTGTATGAAATGTTCCAGTTGTAGGCTAGAAACACACTTGAATTCCCATACAGTTGTGTCGTCGAAGGCATCCAGTCTCGCATTTAGGCGAACAGGCCCATGGTCCTTCAAATGGTATATTACTGTGTGTATAGGATGTTCAAATTCCGGATTTTCACCTATATATTTCGACATGCTTTTATGGCAATCATTCACCATATCTTCCGTTAACCAGTCATATTTTTCGATTTGCGCAAGTTTGAAATGGAAGTTCGTATTTATAGACTGGTATAGATTTGTCAGGAGTAAATAATCAGACAGATTCGTCGATTTGATGTTTACCTTGTCATAGGTGAGGGATATGATGTCCACAGGCTTAGAGGCTGACATATACACTATAACATCCTTCTTTACATTCGATATGCCGCGCATTTTTTCTTCCCAAATAGCCGGTATACATAGCCCATTTAGGTCTGATACGTTTTCGGATGTCCCTATGTTATTCGCTGTCTCTGATGGAATATCTACAGACTTACATGGCAGGTTTCTACATGTGAAAATCTGATGCTTTATCTGCAATAAAACATACATGACTTCCTCGTTCATGTGACGCAACATGTCTGTGGGGTTTGTATTGAGGGGCTTGTCTGGAGCGGGCCCCTTGATTACATCGCAGTTTTGATAATAGTTTATATATGGCGTCCTGTAAAACTCGGCACGACCCTTTAAAAACTCCAGGGCCTTCGTATCACAGCCTTCAATCAAGATTAGTAACTCTGAGGCTCTTGTTACGGCCACATACAGTTCTGATGGGCAGACGTTCCGATTCAGATCACGTCCGAAGAAGGAGAACCAGTTTGAATCAAACCCGTATAATATGACAATGGGCCGCTCACGTCCCTTTGATTGATGAATTGTGCTGAAGACCACCTTGCCTTCCGTTAAATTCGCAGATAATTCTTCCTCGTCATTTGTTCCGAAGCAGGGGATTTTTCGACTGACTAGAGCCTGCTCAAGACGGTTAATCGGCATCGGCTCGCCCCTCTTACTACGTGTGCTTCCAGCGAGGACAAAGATGTCGCCAGGTGAACAGCGCTTCGTTTCAATGAGGCTAACAATCTTTTCCACGATTTTGTCGGGCCTCCATACGTTGTTTCGCATGAACTCTACCTTTGGCCCGTCTCTCACCGTTTCAATCCGGGTTTCTCCCAGCATATTCTTATTTATAAATGCCGCAATTTGATTTGTAAGCCTGTAACTGGTCTTGAGTGTCAGATTTACAAAGTCACCATAGGATTTGAAGATCTCGCCTGCGAGAGTCAGAAATCGCCTGTCTGCCCCTCTGAATTCATTGATAGACTGATACTTATCCCCTAGAACCAGAAGCGTGACTGGCTTTCCATAGTCTCTTAGAAACTTTCGGACAAAGTTAAAAAATAGTTGATTCATATCTTGCGCTTCGTCTATAACAAGTATATCGAAGTCAGGTATAGTCTGACGGGCCTTAGTATCCTTATGCAGGACGGATTTCATCACGGCGTCAGTGTGCGCCTTGTGATTATAGTATCTTACACAAAGTCCGTGATACGTGTAGACGGTCATATTTGCGATTTTTTCTGCATCGACTTTACCTTTCACCTCATCCTTCAGATGTCTATTATAGGTAATCTGAAGAATGCGTTTTGCGGTGTCGGCCTGGGCTAGACCCATGACAGTCGTCGTTTTACCTGAGCCGGCGACTGCATCCACGAGGCAGTTTTTATTTGATAAGACGGCCTCAATGATTGCTCTCTGCTCTGCGCTTAAATTTACCATTGACTCGACTGTATATGTTTAGATATAAGACGGAGGCTTTAGGCTTATAAGATGCGATTAAGATGGCATTAGAGGTATATTAATCAAATTGCTACGCTCAACCCGTGTCTAAAAGCCCTTTTGCGCACTTTTCTTAGACCTATGCTCATTTTAAATTAGCGTTTGTAGTAATTTTATATGTGGCTATATTAACAGGATGTCAAATACTGATACAACTTATACAAATAGATATAACATTTTAAGAGGGCGATTAATTTATAATTTTCATTTACAGAACCCGGCGAAGCGACTTGAAGGATCGAGTAATCCAGCCTCAATTATTACGACCATGAATAATTCCAGGGCGACAGGCTCCTGTTGTTCCACCCCCACATATATTCCATTAACAATTCTAGTGTATGATACAGATCAAGGGTCCAGTTTTGAGTGGGGCGGGAATACTTTTACTAGAAATACAGATTTGCCAAATTTTTCTTACACTGCTATTATAACATCTATCCCAGCAAGTAGAGTCCCGGATTATGCTAATTTAATCAGTGTTACAATTCCAGATTCAGTTACAAGTATTGGTGCTGCTGCATTCATTTCTTGTATCAAATTCACGTCTATAACAATTCCTAATTCAGTTACAAGTATTGGTGATAATGCATTCAATAGTTGTACCGGATTGACATCTATAACAATTCCCAATTCAGTTACAAGTATTGGTGTTAATACGTTCATTACTTGTACCGGATTGACGTCTATAATAATTGGAAATTCAGTTACAAGTATTGGTGCTGGTGCGTTCCGTCAATGTGCCGGATTGACGTCTATAACAATTCCCAATTCAGTTACAAGTATTGGTACTGATGCGTTCGCAAATTCTGGGTTAACAACTGTAAGTATAGCAAATGGTCAATTAGGTATAACATCGCCTAGTTCAGGTGTTGCCTTTTTTGGAAGAACTGTTACTACCATTCTTCCTCCTCCTTAAACGATGTAATAATCAAATAATGTCTAAAAATTTTATGCCGGTTTGAAATGCCTACCAGTCTAATATATCTTCAGTTTATATATATTTTATCTATTGGTTGTTTTTGGATCTTGCCAAGATAGTCAGTTATTTCCTTATTATGATCTCTTGGTTTTCCCCAATATGTAGCAGGTTGGTGTATATATGTCTAAGACGCTTTCTTGTCTTATTATCATTACGAAGTATTCGTCCCAAATGTTGCCTTGATAAAGTTATATCAGGGAATTTACCTTTTACATCTTCCAATAAGTCCTTAATAAAAATATCAGGTTTATCTTTGATACGAGTAGTGGCATATTGGACTAACCCTTTCTTTAGTTTGTATGAGCCTTCTTGCCTTGCTTTTCTTGTTAAATTCTTATCTGATTTATATTTATTATACCAGAATCTCAATGTATGACGATTACAGTGAAACATCCTACAAGTTTCAGTAAAGTTTTCAGACTTTTCATAATGCTTTATAGCAGTTAATTTATAATCGGTAGAGTGTTGTTGTCCCACCATTGCTTACTAAAAACGCTAATTTAAATTGAGCACGGGTCTAAAAACCCTTTTGCGCACTTTTCTTAAAAGTGCTTTGCGAACTTTTCTTAAAAGTGCTTTGCGAACTTTTCTTAAAAGTGCTTTGCGAACTTTTCTTAAAAGTGCTTTGCGAACTTTTCTTAAAAGTGCTTTGCGAACTTTTCTTAAAAGTGCTTTGCGAACTTTTCTTAAAAGTGCTTTGCGAACTTTTCTTAAAAGGCCTTTTGCGCACTTTTCTTAAAAGTGCTTTGCATCCAATAACATACACAGTGTATCAGCCAAGTCATCTTTTTTAGGCTGCGTCAACCACCATTGATACCACCTACCCTGCTCTGTGCCCATCGGAAACCTCTTGAGGTAAGCACGCACACGCGCTTCGCCCCCAGCCTTTCTATCCTTGTATCCCGCGTCACCCACTTCTTCACCCTTCACCTTCTTCCCCGCGTGAATAAAGTGGAATTCCACCTTCTGGGTCCCTGCTAGAGACAGCAGCCGCTCCCTTAATGTCGCAAAAATCAGGATCTGCACCGTCTTCATCACAGGATTTTTCAAAACTGGCTGGTGTTCAATGTAGATCTGTCGAACATCCTTCAAGTAATCCCAGTCGCGCCGAATCCAATCCCGGATTGCGTCATGGAGCCGGCTCGTATTATCCGCGAAAGAGGCCACACTCTTCTTTTTCACAAGGGGCATCGTCGCGACTGTCTCTGCGCGCTCGAGCAAGGCCGGTCGCTGACCCTTCGTGTCGAGACCTCTCGCCTGCAGAAATGCCTTGAGTTGCCCAATGGTCGGGGGCTTGGTAATCGGCTTTCCCGTTGCCTCGTCATAGATCTGCGGAGATTCCTTCGGAATATGCCGACCACACACTAATCCGAGAGGCGTGGGTGCGTTAGCCTTTGGAGGTTTTCCACAGACGCTGCAGACTGGCTTGGCCTGATTATCGAGATTGGTAAGATTCACTAGAGACCAATGCTTGATTTCAAGAATAGTGCCTGATGCGTCCTGTTGCGGCGTAGGCGCCAAAGGTGCCGAAGGCACAGCAATACAATACGCAAGATTCTTAATTCCAATATCAAGAGCCAATAACATCCTTCTTGGATATTGTATATATATTGTTTAGATGGCAACACAGCAAGTTGGACAAGGTTTACCTACACAAGGGCCAAAAGGGCCACAAGGATCACAAGGGCCACCTGCGCAACAACAAGCGCAAGAAGTCCCAGGGGGACAAGGCGAAAATCAGGATAAATCCTCCGAAGATCTCGTCCCTGTCAGGGACCCTAGCGCCCCCAAGAAGTTCCTCAACGGCTGGACTCGCGAGATTGAGCACCTCTTTGCCGAATGGGCCGATAAGGCCTCCTGCTATCGATGGATGCACGAGAAGACCGGGCGCATGTATCAGACGAGAGACCAAGGTTTCATGTTTCCCATTATTATCTTGAGCACCGTCGGCGGCGCAGCCAACTTCGCCATGAATTCTATATCAAATGACCCTGAAATACAAAAATACGTGCAACTCGGCCTCGGCGGCCTATCTATAGCCACCGGCATTTTAACAACCATAGCAAATAGACTTGGCTATGCTAGTTCTTCAGAGGCTCATCGTGGCGCGTCTATTTCCTGGGGTAAGTTCAATCGCCTTATTGTTATTGAATTATCTCTACACCCCGACGAGCGCATGGATGCCTTCGCATTCATGAAGATGTTCCGCGTAGAACTTGACCGACTCATTGAGCAGTCGCCAACGATTCCCGAGGCAATCATCAACAACTTCATCTACGAGTTCAAGGAAGAAGTAGATCTAAAGAAGCCAGATATCACCGGCAATCTCCATCACACACAAGTCTTCTCCGACTCGGGCACAAGACTTAAGAAGATGGCCGAAGACGCCGCTCTAACTCTGAATCTGAAGAAGGGTGTTCTCAAGCAGTTGGTCATGGATGATCTCGACGCCAAGATTCGCACGGTTGTCAAACAGATGAATAAGACCAGCGGAGCCACAACACCCACGAATATCACTATACATGGCGCCACCCATTCTACGACACCCAGCGGCTTCGCCAGCGGCTTCAATAGCAAGGAGCCCGTAAAACATGCGACGTCCATGGTCTCCACATTGACAAATGCTACCCTACCCGTTGTGACAGGCAAGACCGTAGCCAAGAACCCCATCTGGCCCGGCCATCCCACGAATGATGAAGATATACGCTTGGAAATACCAAATGCCGCGACAAAGGGTGCAGCGGAATCTGATAAGTAACGTGAACTGCCAAAATAGACTGCTGGGACATTTGAGGGCGCAAACTACCTCCCGCAAGCGGGACAAATGCCCAGTGGTCTAAATTATGAGCAATTCACATTAATTCCGAAAATACCAACGTTAGACCGTTGGTCTAATTTTTTTGCAATAAATCTAAAATTATATTCAATTCATTCTTAATTTGCTTAGTAACAACATTATTTTTATAATGCTCATCTACATTCGGTTTTCTCTTTTCAAAATCCTCGCGCATAAAATCTTGTATTCTTTTAATTGCAGCAGTGCGAGAGTTCTCGACCCCTCTAAGCGGCTCTTTCAGGAGGGTATTTATAGCCTCGCTATTTTCACCAAGATTCAATAGTTCAGTTCTTGCAAGATTCACAATACCTTCCAAATTTTTCTTTTTCTGAATTACATCATCGACTGTTTCCATTAATTTCTTACGCGCAACAACTAGTTTTTCTGGTATAAAGTAATTGGTCCAACGATCTCCCGTTGGAAGCATCGCACTGCCTAATTGAAAAGTATCTATCTTTTTATAGCGATCTTCCATTAAATGTATCTTTTCCCGGACTCCTTGTGTTGTTTCAAAAATTTTCGCACGCTTTTCTGCAACTTCAATCATAACATCCAAATTATTTGACTTTTCTGGATTCGTAAACATTTCCACTGCTTCATCAATAGTATCGCAAAAAGCCAATCTTTTTTTCCCCCCCCTGCCCTACTACAGTGACTGTAATAGTTGTCTATATTAACAAAACCATCAGATGTCACTCCCTTATAAGTCTTTACTGCTTCGAGGTATGCACGCAATTTGTTATATAAATCTCCTTGATTTCCACGCATATAAAGAAGTTTGTCTCTAATTTTGCTAGCCTTACCCCCAAATATTCCTTCTAATAACCCCCCACCTCGCTGAGAACACCCCCTCTTACGTCGAGTATTCTTCTTACAACGCTTGCGATTCCAGGAGGTGCCTTTCATATATATTATAGTAAAAGAAATAAATGACGGATACCGCCTGGTGGAGGTAATTTAGTTCATATGCGTGGCCAAAGGCACTATCTACACCAAAGAGCCACTAATACGCTCAATAATCTTCGTAGTAGACTTTCCCTCCATATACTTGAAAATCTCCACGCGCTCACAGAACTCGCTGCCGACCACAGTTTCCGCCGTATAATCTCCGCCCTTCACAATTGTCTTCGGCTTCATAGCCCCATATAGTTCATGGGGTGTGTCCTCGTCGAACACGACGATCCAGTCAATCATGGAAAACTGGCTTAACAAGGCTACACGCGCAGCCAGGGTGTTGATGGGACGCGTTTCCCCCTTCAAACGCCTTATCGACTCGTCACCATTCAGAGCGACAATGAAAACACCGCCAGGAGGAATAATGGATCGGCAGTGCTGAAACAGCGCAATGTGCCCCTCATGCACGATATCGAAACAGCCATTCGTGACTACGATCGGCACGTTCAAGTCGCCGAGGCTGTCGCGCATAATGCGTTTACAGCCTGTAATGGCCCGATTGGCCTCCAGCAAATCCGCGGGCCGAATTACATAGGCGCCCGTGAATTTGACCGAATGCGTCCCCATCCAAGTAGCGAGCCGGATCAATTCGCGCTTCTCCATCGTTCCATAGAAGTAAGCCAGGATAGACAAAACCACATCACCGGCTCCAGTGACATCTGCGACCTCTGAAGACTGTGTGCGTTCGTGAATGAACTCGCCCGAATCTGTGAGAGCCGTTATACCCTGGTCGGACAGTGTTATGATCGTATCTTTACACTTTACTTCGGCCTTTATTGTCGCATGAATGGCCTTCAGATGCTCGACCCTATACTGAATCCCGAAAATGTCGCCGATTTCTTTGATATTCGGCTTGAAAATCGTGCAGCCGATATATTTCGTGTGGTCGACCTTCGGATCAACGAATGTGGGGACACCCTTCTGATTCGCCAGCGCGATGACCCGTTGTGTGAGATCCTTGCAGAGGAAGCCCTTGTTGTAGTCGGAAAATACAATGGCGTCTATCTGGGCGCTTGTCAAGAGCCTATCCACATTCGCTACCGCCTCGGCAAGATGGGCTGCAGTTAATTCGTGCCACTCCTCATTGTCATAGCGAAAAATGATCTTGTTATTTGCGAAGCCGCGTGTTTTTACCGTTGTGCAGTATTTGGGGCTTTTGAAAAGTGTCGGCGTGATTTCTGGATGAGAGATCAGAATATTATTGATTTCATTTGCACCGACGTAATCTCCGACCATCGACATGAGAAAGAGTCGCTTGGATCCGAGGCCGAGCAAATTCATGATAACATTTCCACAGCCGCCAAGATTCATTCTTACTTCACGTTTTTTCAAGACGGGAATAGGTGCCTCGTTGGCCATTTTCTCAATGACTCCGTGAATCTGTATGTCGAGCATCAGATCTCCCATGACCAGAATCGACTTTGGCTTGGAGTCTAAACGGGCCATGCTATATAAGCACTATAGAATGAAATATCATGTGGATTTAGACGGCACAATTTGTACTCTAGACGCGGACTGTAAGGATACTGTGCAGCGCTATCGGGCGGCGGTGCCCATCTTAGAGCGCATACATAAAGTGAATGCGCTTTATGATGAGGGGCATATTATTACATATTGGACGGCAAGAGGTAGTGCTTCTGGGCTCGACTTGACAGACCTGACACGGACGCAGTTAGTCGAATGGGGTTGTAAGTTTCATAGGCTTCTTATGGGTAAGCCTGACTACGATTTATATATCGACGACAAATCGCATAATGTGGATGCTGTATGGCCTTTGGCGCCTTTAGCGCCTTTAGCGCCACTGGCGCCGCTGGTGCCTTTAGCGCTGCTAACCAAGAAGGTCGCCGTGTCGAAGGTGGAGAAGGGGTGGGGTCACGAGACTATCATCGTCAACAACGACCTGTATTGCGGAAAGATATTGCATTTTAAGACCGGATCAAAATTCAGCATGCACTTCCATATGAAGAAGCAGGAAACATGGCATGTTACATCAGGGCGCTTCATCTTTCGCTGGATCAATACAAAAAACGCAGATATCATCGAGGAGACTCTGGTGCCGGGTGACACAATTACGAATTTCGTCGGCGATCCACATCAGATTCTGTGTCAGGAAGAAGGCGACATTTTCGAGGTGTCAACAACACACCACGACTCTGACAGTTATCGCGTAGGGAAAGGTGATTCGCAGATTCAGGCCTAAATCTGCGCAGCACATATATACTATAGAATGCCGAACGACTGTTGGAATAAAATGACGGTGAGGGCCACAAAGGAGGACATGGATCGCTTCTCTGAAGAGGAGTTCAAGGACGTGCCTGAATGGGCTTATGAGATTTATGTCAAGGGTGTCGAGGGCATGCAATTCAAACTCTGGTCACGTTGGCAGCCGGACTTTGCTTGGCTGGAATCCCTTCTCAAGAAATACCCGTCGATGTGGGTAAAAAATACCTGGCATGAGGAAGGCGGACTTGCGGGGGTTTGGGTCGGATCGGAAGATGAGGGTGTCAAGCGGCTCGAGTGGAATGATATGTGCTCAGAAGAGAATGCGCATGTGTTTCGGCCGATTGAGACTCCGCCTTGACCTCTAGATCTCGGCCATCTCAAACACGTCTGCCAAGTTGAACGTGGAATTCCACGAGGTGCAGATGGATGACTGTGCCCACTTTCCACTCTTGTTTTCGCGCCAGACACCATTATTGAACTTGACCTGGGTCGACCCGATAACCTTGTCGTCTCCGCTGACAAAATCGATCCAAAAGCCCCTCTGCCTCACCGTGATTTTGCTAGTATCCACTTTCGCGGAGACGATCCGAAAGAGGCGGAACCGGCTCAAATCTTCGCAGACGACGAGTGCATAGTCGGCTGGCTTCTTTCCGCCTGTAATACACAAGAGGTCATCGGCCATCTTTTTCTGCGCCTCTGGGGGCATCTTACAAAAGTGGTCCACCGTGATTCGTGCAACTTCCGTGGTCGCCTTACAGGCTGCGACGGTAGTTCTATCGACGTGACCCTTCGGTATGTTCTTCCATGTGCTTTTATCTGGATGTCTGGCCGTCATCTCGACGATATAGGCATCTTTTGCGTCTTTTGCAATTTGATCGAAGATCTTCTTGTGCTCGTCTGTGCAGCCAAATCGCTTGTAGGAGGGATTTGTTAGACACTTTTTGATCGCCCCGGATTGCTGCACTTCTCCGCAGTGAATACTGATAGATCTCTCGCTGCCGTCGTCGAGTTTTAGGACGAGGTCTCCAGTGCCACCCATATCGTCGGATTGCGTGACATTGACAATATCTACGACCCGGCGACCCTCGAGGTCGTATCCTGCGCCTATAGGTGTGCTACTGTAATTTGCAAGCCATGTGGCCCAAGTGGCCCGCTTCTTTGCACTAATCTTCTCGGAGAGGGGCTGGATGGTAGGTGCCAGGGCGGCAAAGGCGGAGTTATCTAGGCCCATTCGGCGAACAAAGTGTAGTAAAGCAGCGGCCTCGTAGATGAGTCCGACGTTTCCCACTTTCTGTCTGAGATAGATGGCGATTGCGGTATTTACGGTGCGGCTTAGATCCATGCTTTGTATTTCGTGGACCGCTTGACCGGTGTCAATTTTATATTACATACTGTATAGAAGATGTCATACCCAATTCAGAAGCCGATCTTATCATCTGAGAAGACGCAGATTAGGAATTCTAGAATGGTCTTTGCAAACTTCGTTTCACAGCGTCAGCAAGTCGATTTTGGTGATAAGATATTCACGCCGAAATTTACGGCGAGCGACGTGACTACCAAAAATCTAGGAGCAGTATTCACGACGAAGGAGGAGAAGGATAGGATACTTAAGTTGCCATCTACGGGAACTTCAGGGACAAATGATTGTCCCGTGAATTTTAATGTATTGAATGCTTATTATCAAACAAATACTGGTATAGTTGATAATTATAAAGTTATTAGTATTAATGGAAGCAATATTACTTTTCAAGTAGGTAATACAACGTTTACGCAAACCCTATTTCAAATGAATAGTCTAGCAGATTTAAATCGATCTGCGGTTGGAGTGTATGTAAATGCGTCATCTGGATTAATTACTATAGTTCTTGGTGTTAACAGTTTTGTTTTATCCCCGTGTGGGGCAATTATCTTAGATTAGTAAAAAGTGCTTAAGGCTTCTTGCGCAGACACTTACAAAGTGCTTAAGGCATTTTGCGCACATGCCTAAAAAGTGCCCTAGTGTCTTAAATTCTCGTAAGGTGTAGAATGAAAATTCCGGTAGTTATCAAAGGCATTTTAGAGTCTATAATTCCTAAAAATTTTGGACCAAAGATGTCAAAATATGCGCAACAATATAATCTACCCTCTAGGAAACTTGCGAGAAAACGTGCAGCGGAAAAAAGGAAAACACAAACCCGTAAAATGAATCGTTAGTTTATATCAGTGTTATGCACAGACACTTACAAAGTGCCTAAAGATTTTTGCGCAGATTCCTAAAAAGTGCCTAAGGATTTTTGCGCAGATTCCTAAAAAGTGCCTAAGGATTTTTGCGCACTTTTTCCTAAAAAGTGCCCTAAAAAGTGCCTAAGGATTTTTGCGCACTTTTTCCTAAAAAGTGCCCTAAAAAGTCCCTAAAGATTTTTGCGCAGATTCCTAAAAAGTGCCCTAAAAAGTGCCCTAAAAAGTGCCCTAAAAAGTGCCTAAAGATTTTTGCGCACTTTTTCCTAAAAAGTGCCCTAAAAAGTGCCTAAAAGTGCAGCGCGTCTAAAGGCAACGCCAAAAAAGAACTTAGGAACGGAGAAGAATGAGTGTCAGTATCCAAGATATGCAAGCCGCCGCTTCCGAACTTGGCCCCCCCATCAACATTTCTACCGATATCGGGAATGTGATAGAGGTCAATAATCTGGATGACGATCTCGGCTTGAATATGTTGGCCAACCAGAGCAAGATCAAGATTGATGGCAACTCGCAGCCCTCATTCGGGTCTTCGCCAATTCGCCTGTCGGTGCCCGAATCCGACTACAAGCAGGTCAGTTTCGGCGGCCTCGAGCCCATAGAATTGAACACCTTCGGAAACGGAATAACGACAGAAATTCCCGGCGCTGCACCTCTCGCCGAGATCACCATCGACCGGCAGCAGTCACCCTATAACAACATGCAGACCTCTTCTACGGCCCCCTCTATATCGCTGACCCCGGCGGCCCCCCGGGACTTTGAGCAGGAGAACCGCGACAAGGTTGAGTATTTAAACAAACTCCAGCGCCTGGAGTCGAAGGGGTTTCCGGTGAGCAAGCGTTTTACCATGGACAACTCCTTCGAGGAAATCAAACAGGAATACACTCGCCTAGTTGACGCCCGGAATCTAGAGAGCAGTCTCCGATTCCAGCGCCAGATGCTGATGGGCGCGATTACGGGTCTCGAGTGGATGAATAACAAGTTCGACCCCTTTGACGTCAAGTTGGAAGGATGGTCCGAGTCCGTCCACACGAATGTCGAGGATTTCGACGAGATTTTCGAGGAACTCTATGACAAATATAAGGACCGTGGCAAGATGCCGCCTGAGATGCGCCTGATGATGGCCGTGGCCGGGAGCGGCTTCATGTGCCATGTGAGCAACTCGTTCTTCCGCCAGAAGATGCCGACCATGGACGATGTGCTGCGGAGCAACCCGATGTTGGCGAAACAGATGGCGCAGGCTGCGGCGAGCCAGGCTGGCCCGGGGTTCGGGAATTTCATGGGAATGGCCATGGGTATGCCACAAGGCAATATGGGACAACCGCAAGTGCCTGTGGATCAGACGGGGGCGTTCTTTGGAAATAATTCCAGATCCCCGCCGAATCCCAGCCAGGCCGCGCAGCAGGCAGCCGGAGTGGGAGGTGGCCAAAGGCGCGAGATGAAGGGGCCATCTGGCGTCGATGATATCCTCAAGACGTTCGAGGAGGTCCGTCGTGTAGAGATGGAGTCGATTGGCCGTGCGCCGCCGCCGGTGAACATGATGCCACCCACACAGCAACAACCTGCGATGGTTGCTGTATCGGAGTTACAGAGTGTAGCCAGTGACGACTTTGCGAGTCAGACGGAGTCTGTGCGCACTGGAGGTGGCAGGAGGGGCCGCTCGCGGCGTGCTGCCCCGGTAGGAAACGTGGTGGGCTTCGACGTCTAATTTAGAGCCTTTCGAGAGCCTTCTGATATTTCTCGTGAAGTCTAAGACCAACATTCTCTGGCTGAGCACTTCCTGTATCAGTGCTCGCAGGCTTCGTTCTTTCCGCCTTGTCTGAAAGACTCTTTAGAATCTGCTGTTCTTCGGGCGAGAGGCCGTCCATTGGATTCTGCGCACCGGCCGTTACGGGAGTGGCCATCTTTTTCCCGAAAAGACAGAGGCTGCTATTTTCATTAAATAGATACGTTATGCAAATTATAATGGTAATAGACATCATACCAGCCACGACAATGTTGCGGGTCGCCACGAAAAATATGACGAAGATAATCAGCCTGCGAATATTCGGCTGATTTAGGAACTTTTCCTGTTCCCTTGATATTTCAAATGGTATAAATCGACTGCATGTATTCAACAAGAACATGGCAAGACCAATAGAATAAGGTGACGATGCAATAGAAGTAAGATATGCTTCAAAGGGTCCCGAGGGTCCCGAACTTGGAGCACTTGGCATCATCCCTCCGAAACTCATCTATCTTACAATTCGGAATTTCCGGATTGTAAGATGGCAATAAAGCGGCACCCGATCAGACAATCTGTATCATGTTAACAATGTAAAAAATAACGGCGACGGCCGTCATGAGGCCTACTCGGGGGCACCATTCGGCGCCGAGCAATATTGTCAATAGAAGGATAAATCGCCAGATAGGATACTCCCATAGAGCGACCATAGTGGCAGGAAAGGGTGTCCGGAGAGAAAGGCTTTCAAATATATTCCATCCCATCAAGCCGAAAATTGTGATCATCCGCAACCCCATATCAACGGGGCCATTTGGTTCTAAATTGACTATATCCATCTTACTCTCCATTTGGATTTTTTATCGTGTGCCATCGGAAGTGTAAGTGGTTGCCATGGAACTCGAAGAACTGGTGCGACTGTCATTGTCCTCTTGACGCTTTGTCTGTATCCGTTCCGTTACAGCAGCAATGGGGGTTTCTCCGAGCACCTGTTCGATGAACCACCGGTGGGGGTTTGATACAAACTTCGTCGTCTGCATACTATCGTTTCTTTCATAAAGAAACCCCTCTTTGAGAGGCATATCTTCAGCCCGCTTGAGACGTGCAAATACTATGAGTGCAATGGATGCGGTAAGAAGTCCAGCGGCCCAGTCCACATATAGGGAAACGACTAGTGGAAATCCGAAGAGCGCAACGTGGCCCAGTGAATTGTCAAGGAATGTGAGGGTATCCCCGGGGACAGATTCGGCGAAGGTGCCGAGAACAAGGAGGGCGAGTGTAAAAAATAGCCAGGTGGGTGCATTGAGTATGGTGCGAATATTGTAAATCCAGGATTCCAAACTCGTATCAATGGTGACTGATTTCTCTGCTTTCGGTGAACTGGGTTTCGACATCCCTCTACCATGAGGCGCGAATCTGTTCGGAATTGATTTCATTCGCAACATGTAGAAGAGGGATGGAGTTTGCTTCCCTGGAGGACGCGTTTCCAAGTTCAGGTTCGGAAAAACGGAGAACATTTCGCGTGAATGATCCGCCATTGCCCCCGACGGATGCAGATCGCCCGGCAGTGAAGCGGATGACAGATGTGGCCGCGATGAATAAGGATCAAATACCCGACAGCCTCTTAGACGAGAGTACAAAATTTGCGAATAAGCCGACGGTAATGAATTCGCTGCCGACGGCCGAGACACTGACTAAATTCAAGCCGACGAATACACCGAGTTATTTCGGCGTCGAGCCATTCGCCAATCCTAGTGAAGACACCTTATCACCGTTTTTGAAAAGCGCTACAAATCCGAACGCCTTCATGTTAGAAAATGATTTTACAAAGTCGTTCAGTGAAGGCGGGTATATGAAGGCTGCAGGAGTTGATCTCCCAGTCCCCGAATTGCGCAATCGATGGAAACTCATGTCTTCAGATCGTGTTGAGAGTTCCAAGGTGGCCTCGAAGCCATCTCACTTTCCGGGCATGGATGTCGGGGACCTAGAGAATCTGAGGGCAAAAATCGACGAACTCATGGCTCGGATTGATGATCTGGAGAATCGGGCGGCGGGTGCCAATCCACAATTGGAAGTTTTGACATTTGTCATGACGGGGCTTTTCCTGATGTTTATCGTCGACTTGGCAGTGAGGAAATCGAGTGGTGTGCGGATGGTCAGTGTTCGCTAGATTCAAAAATTGACCTTTGAAAAATCCATGAAAAAAGATAGCAATAATCAAATGAATATCGGCACATCCACTATTCGCACCGAAAACCTACATCTATCTAACCAAGATTGCATGAGTTTTATTCGATCCTTGGCAAATCAGAGCGTGCAGTGTGTAGTCTGTGATCCGCCATTCGGCCTCGGCGAAAATACGTTCGACAAGCATTATGCGCGCGATGCTGACCAAGTAATCGAAGGCTACCAGACCGCTCCACAAGATGCAAAGTCATATGAGGACTGGGCAAAGACATGGATCCACGAGATACCCCGTATTCTGAAAAAGGACGGGACGCTCTATATCGTGTGTGCATGGAATCACGTATGCGACATTGAATTGGCCATACGATCGGCTCCTGCACCTGGTCTGACCGTAGTCAATCACATCATATGGAAATACAATTTCGGCGTCTACACCCAGAAAAAGTTCGTCTCGTCGCATTACCATATTCTGCGCTGCTCGGTTACTAAAAATACGCCGGCCTTCTATAGCCTCGCATACTTCAATGAGACGGAAAAGACGGGAGATGGCCACAATGCCCAGTATACGGACATGGAGGATGTCTGGACGATTCCCAAGGAGTTCGCGCAGGGAGAGAAGAAAAATGTAAATAAACTGCCTGACGCCCTTGTGAGAAAGATGATCCTGTATTCTTCCAAACCCGGCGACACGGTTGCAGACTTCTTCCTCGGCAACTTTACGACGGCCTATGTTGCGAGAAAGGAGGGTCGTGCATTCGTGGGATGTGAACTAAACAAACACGCATACGACCAACATTCGAAGGTCGTATATGGGTCTGCATTCGGCCAGCAAGTCACGGCGACAAAAGTCTCCAGAAAGCCGGTAAATTCTGGGAAATCTCTTAGTGCTGAGAATATTACGGCAATCTGTAAGCGATACGATGAATTGCACGTGGACAAGACGAAGAAGGACAGCATGGCAATCCTAGAACAGGAATTTGGAAGAGGCCATTTCAGCCTCATAAATATATTGAAGGCGAATGGTCGCTAGATGCTGCGAATGAATTCCCATTGAAGATCCTTGCAGATTTTTTCCCAGATCTTGTCTTGGGCGTATAACTTGTCGCGGTTTTTTAAGAGGGGGAAACAATGGAGGAACCTATCCAACTCGAGGAGTTCGCAGAGTTTGTAGAGAACATACGAATAGGAAAGGAAATTCGAGCGGTCCGAGGGGCAGTGCTTCTGAAACGAGGGCTGAATTTCCTTGAAGAGATAACGCAACTTCTCTTCCGTTTCGCGGTCCATTACGGGCGCCGTGTTTCCATTTAGTCTGCTCATGATGTGGGGAACGTGCTCATAGAATGAATTGTATTTGAGTTTCTTGAGAATTTCGCGAATTTTGCTCCTGTTAAGAGATGATGCTTGTAGGCGCTCCTTCTTAATCTGATTCTCGATATTTTCGAAAACTTCCTCGGGTATCTCAGTGCTCTCCTTTGCCTGGAATTGGGCGAGCCATTCATTGAAGTGGTTGATACGTTTATATGCATAATATGACACTTCTCTGGGAGGATCCTTGTAACTCGGCTTATCTGAGTCCATCAGAATGAGTTTGTGGAATCCGCACTCGGGGCAAGAGACAGTAGCGTCATTCACTGAGACACGCATATCTTCACCGCATGCATCACAGATGAATGAGGTGTCATTGAGACACTGGATAGTTGGGCGATTGTATTGTGGGTCGGTTCTCTGGAGATACTGGTCGAGTATAACATCGCGGTGCAAGGTATCTCCTGCATTATGACTATGGCTATCGGGTATTTTTGATAATCTGACTCCACTTAGATCTTGCTTGGATGCATTCTCAAGGGCCTCAAAAACACTCCCAGGTCTCGCGCGATCCGCCATGTGGACCACGTTGTCAACCCCTTGATTGATGCGATCCTGGATATCATAGTATTCAAATAAGAGGTCGCCGTTGTCAAGAAAGTAGTCGAAAATGGCTGAATCCTTGTCGACAGTATGTATTTTATTTTGAAATACCTTTATTTCTTTCTCAAGTTTATACCGCTCGATATCACTGGTTTCTCCTCTATATTGTTCTAATAATTGGTTTGTCTGGAACTTCATATCCTTAATATCTTGGTCAAGACGTCTTATTTTTGAGAGATTGTGTTGGTGAACCGTATCGAGGGTGGTCCTCGATTCTGGATTTGATCGTCTTGATGGGCGAATCTTAAAAAATGGGTCCATTATACTATACTAAGAATACCGGCATATATCCCTTTAAACCTGAATGAAAATCGCGTGCCAAATCCGGGGAACATGCCTCCGGGCGTGAAGAAATTAAATGCTCTTTTTCCGAATTTTTTTTCTAAACCGGAGGTATAACAAATGACAGGTGGTGGTCTCATGCAGTTAGTGGCCTATGGCGCACAGGACGTGTATCTGACGGGCAACCCTCAGATCACTTTTTTCAAGGTGGTGTATCGCCGCCACACCAACTTCGCGATGGAGTCCATTGAGAACCCCTTCAACGGCTCTCCCGGCTTTGGCCGCAAGGTAACTTGCACAATCCAGCGCAACGGTGACTTAATCTACCGCATCTACCTGCAGGCCACCCTGCCCAAGGTGCAACTGCTGGACACGGACGGCTCTGGTGCCCAGTTCCGCTGGCTGAACTGGGTGGGCCACAACCTGGTGAACTACGTGGAGCTGGAGATTGGCGGCCAGCGCATCGACAAGCACTACGGCGACTGGCTGCACATCTGGAATGAGCTCACGCAGGAGCCTGGCAAGCAGGCGGGCTACGCCAAGATGGTGGGCAACGTGCCCCAACTCGTGAACCTGATCCACCAGGGTGGCGAGGAGTGCGACGACGAGTGCGCCGGCGGTGCCCCC